CACCACGCCAGACTGGAGGGACGGCGAGAGGTATGGCTACGTATCACGGAGCACATGAATCTGACTCCGGAACAATTGCAGGCGCTCTACGACCAGCGTAACATCCTGCAACCTGGAAACGAGGACGACAATGCGTAATTCACTTGGAGAATGGGTAGATGACGACGCTTATTATTTGCGGGGTGATGGTCCGCATAGCGTCGTCACGCTGCGCGATCACTTCGCCATTCGCGCTCCAGCGCCGACCGAAGACCAGTTGCGATTTCGGTCGGAACCGGAAATCCGCTATGCGTGGGCTGATGCCATGCTAGCTTTGCGCGCCAAGCAACATTTTGAACACGACCAGAAGGAATACGCCCGTGCCTGACGGAACAACGAGCACCACAACGACGACGACAACTCAGCCTTGGTATCAAGGCGTCACAGGCGTTGACGAAGCAACGGTCGGCCACTGGACCGCGAAGGGCTGGGTGAACAAATCCGCGGCCGAGGTTGCGGTCGAGGCGACAAAGGCGTGGAAGGAAGCCGAGCGCTTCGTCGGTGCGCCCGCTGAATCGCTCGTGCGGTTGCCGAAGGATCTGAGCGACGAGAAGGGCTGGGACGCGGTGTGGAAGCGGCTCGGGAAACCTGCCGAGGCAAAGGGCTACGATTTCTCGGCCGTCAAGTTCTCCGATGGCTCTGCGCTTGAGGAAGGCTTCCAGAACACGATGCGCGAGGTCGCCTACAAGCTGAATCTCCCGAAGGATGCAGCGACTGCTGTCGCTGCTGAGTTCGCCAAGTATCTCGACGGCGCGGAAACATCGGAAACCGCAGAGCGCACCGCCAAGCTCGCAGAGCAGAAAGCCGCCCTCAAGAAAAATTGGGGGCCGAACGAGGCTGCGAATATGTTCGTCGCGCAGCGCTCCGCTGCGGCGCTCGGAGTGACGCCAGCGGACATCGCGGCGCTTGAGAACGTCATCGGCTACGACCGCGTGATGGAAATGTTCCGCACGATCGGCACGAAGATCGGCGAGGACAAGTTCATCCAAGGCACGAACAAGGGCGCTGGCAACGCGCCGATGACGCGCGATGAGGCGGTCGCGCGCAAGGCCGATCTGATGAGCGACCAAGTGTGGGTCAAAGCGTTCCTCGCTGGCGACAAGGCGAAGGCGCGAGAGATTCAGGCGCTCGACATCATCATCACCGGGATTGCCGCCGCGGCGTAGGAGGAATCGTGCCTAGTGTGAGCCAATCGCAGCATGGGTTCATGGAGCTAAGTCGCAGCGCGGCCGGTCGCAGAAAACTCAAGGCGCACGGCAAGACGCCAGCGCCGAAAGACGTTGCGGACGAGTACCACCACGCCGATACCGGCAAGAAGGTCGGGAAACTAGCCAAGCACGTGAAAAAAACATCCGCGTACTAGTTGTGCCGAATCTGCACGAGTCTCAGGATATTTTCGATGAGCACCGTCCGTGGCAGTGGCGTGTGGTGCGCGCGTCTATGGGCACCTCAGTCGGCTCAATCGTGATGGCGATGCTTGCGAAGAATCCCGGGAGCGGACCGGCGTTCGGACTGACGTGCGACATCCGTCTCGATGGGAAGGTCATAACGCCCGTGCGCCGCAATGGCGTGTGGGGCAGGCCGGAAATCATCGGGACGGTAGAGAGCGTGAGGGATAACATCCGGCGCCTTGCCGATCACTGCAAACTGAACGACCGTGACCGCGAGGCGCTATTCGAGGAACTTCGACGCTGGGTTAGGCGAGATTTCCGCGCGAAGTCGGAGCAGGTTTGATGGCGCACATGCGAAGCCGCTCGGCGCAGTGCGCGAAGTGCGGAGCGACATGTTATTTTCTTGCCGACCTGGACAAAGGGAAGATCATCCGCTGGACCATGCCTGACTCCTGCACGACGCAACAACGCTGCGGCGACAACATGGTGCGCGGAGTGTTCGATCACCGATTCTGCGAGGGAGCGCTGAGGCCCATACGAACATGCTAGACATTCAATCCTGCACCGCCGAAGAACTCGACCAACGAATCACGGATGTGCTCGGCAGAGACAAAATGCCGATGTCGCCGACGTGCGATGACGTGACGTTCTGCTCGCTCATTCAGCGCTACGGCATTGCCGTCTATCCGACAGCAGAGAAGGACGACACCCGCGGGCCTCGCCGCTGGTTCGGCCAGTCCTACGAATCCCTTGGCACCTATTCCGATCCCGACATGAAAGTCGCCGGCAGTAAAGCAATTCTCCGCAAGCTCCTAGAGATAAGGCACAGAGAAAATGATCCTTTTGACAGGCTGGTCAGGGACTATCGGTAAGGCGATCGCCAATCACCTCTCGGCGCAGGGGAGGGAATTATTCTTGCCGATGAAGGGAGAGCGCGGCGTCGGAGAATTCGAGGCGATGATCCTCGCGCACGGAACCTACGGGTACATCGGGAAGCTGCGCGATGCAACGATGATGCAGTGGCGCAAGGCGTTCGAGGTGAACGTGTTCCTGTGCGTCGAGTATATCCAGCAAGCGACGGCAACCGGGCCGATTATCGTCATGGGTGGCGCTGCTGGCGGGCGCATCCCGTTCAAGGAACGCAGCGCCTATGCCGCGAGCAAGGCGGCGCTGAACGCAATCGTGCTTACCGGAGCGGCAGAGGGCTTGCCGATCTACGGCATCGCGCCAGGGCCACAGCACTCCAAGATGCAGGAGACCCTACTTGCGAGCGATGCTTCCGACGGCGTCAAGGAGGACGTGCGCGAGTCACTGCGGCGCTCGCACGGGACAAGCGGCGTGCTCAAGGTGGTTGACGCGATCCTCGCTGGACGAGCGGAGCCAGGGCACTTCTACACGGCGAGCGAATGGCGTGAATAAGGCGCGCATCAAGAAGCTGCTCGCGCTCCACGACGCGAAGCAGTGGGAGGACATGGAGCGGCTTGCGCGCTCCTATCTCAAGGCCGACAGACGCGACGGCGTAGCGTGGGCGGCGCTTGGCACAGCGCTTGAGAACCAGGCCAAGGACTCGATGGATGCGATGCAGATGGCGGTCAAGCTGTTGCCGCTTGATCCGCAGGTCCACTTCAACCTCGGCAATGCTTTCAAGTGGCACGGCGACAAAAAATCCGCAGAACTGTGCTACCGCAGAGCGATCATCCTCAAGCCGCAATACCCGGAGGCGTACAACAACCTCGGAGACGCGCTTCAGCATACCGGCCAGCCTTACGAGGCGCTGAAATGCTATTGGGCTGGGATCAAGATGGCGCCGCATCTGAGCAATATCCAGCTCAACATGGGCAATTGCTACGTCGCAGTCGGCCAGCACGACAAGGCGATCCAGATGTATTCACTCGCCTGCCAGATCAATCCGGAATTCATCGAGGCGCACAATGCACGCCTCTTCGCAAATGACCTTCTGCCGACGCAGACGGTTGCGAGTTGTCAGGAGGAACGCCGGGCCTGGAATGCGAAGTTCACCGCCAGCCTGCGAGAGGATTGTCTGCACTACAACAACCGCGATCCTGAGCGTGGCCTACGCATCGGGTACGTGTCAGGAGACTTCCGCGCGCACTCGGCCGCTCGGGCGTTCGGATCGGTGATTCTCAACCACGACCGAGCGCAGTTCGAGATATTCGCCTACGCGAACACGAAGCACGATCCCGATCCGTACACGGCGCAGTTCAAGGCGAATGTCGATCATTGGGTGGACGTGCAGAAACTCTCGGACCAGGAATTCTCCGATCTCGTGCGCCAGCACCAGATCGATATCCTCGTAGATCTTTCCGGGCACACAGGGGCGAACCGCTTGCTCTCCTTCGCGCGCAAGCCAGCGCCGATCCAATGCACAGGCTGGGGATACGCGACCGGGACAGGACTCCAGGCCATGGACGTATTTTTCGCTGACCAGGTCGTCGTGCCGGAGTCCGAGCGCCACCTCTACGCCGAGGAGGTGCGCTACCTGCCCTGCGTCGTCGGCTCATATTGGGTCGAGGAATTCCCTGATGTGCTTGAGTTGCCGGCGAGCGTCCGCGGCAATATCACCTTCGGCTCGCTCAACCGTTTCGCCAAGGTGACTGAGGACACGATGCGTCTATGGGCGAAGGTGCTACTTGCCGTGCCCAACAGCGTGATGGTGTTCAAATCGGGAGAACTCCAGGAGGAGGCGCACCGCGAGCGCGTGAGCGCGATATTCGCGGCTCTCGGCATCCCCTCCACGCGGCTCATGTTCATGGGCGGCACCGACTGGAACGCGCACATGGAGGTCTACAACGAGATCGACATCGCGCTCGACCCGTTCCCGCACGGTGGCGGGGTCACGACGCTAGAGGCGCTGATGATGGGCGTCCCGGTCATCACGCTGCGCTGGCCGACCATCCCCGGGCGCCTCTCGTCCTCGATCCTGACAGCCTTGCAAATGACCGACTGGATTGCCGAGACCAAGGACGAATACATCGCCAAAACTATTGAAAAGGCTGATAATTTACAGGACTTGACGAAAACTCGACAAGGATTGCGCGCGAGGTTCCAAGCCTCACCGATCGGCGACGGTCGAGCCTACTGTCGCGCGGTCGAGGCGCACTACCGCGACCTCTGGCGCCGCTGGTGCGCGCAAGCGAAAATGACCGATGGCTCAGTTCTACACGTACCTGCATTGCAAGCCTGACGGGACTCCGTTCTACGTCGGGAAAGGCACCGGATGTCGCGCGCATGATTTCGGCCACAGAAGCGAATATCACCGCAACATCGTTTCTAAGCACGGCCACCAAAATATCGGCGTGTTTATTTTCCCATGCGAATCTGAACAGCAGGCTATCGCGGATGAGATTCAACAAATCGCCCAGCTTCGCGCCGAGGGCTATGCGCTTTGCAATCTGACTGACGGAGGAGACGGAATTAGCGGACTACGACATTCAGAACAAACCAAGAAGAAAATGTCGCTAGCGGCGCTGGGCAAGATGCATTCATTGGAAACTAGATTAAAAATCTCAACCGCCAAACGCAATCCTACTGATACCGCACGCGCCAATATTTCCGCCGCGAAAATAGGAAGAAAGCGACCACCATTTTCAGCCATTCATCGTGAGCGCATGGCATTGAAAGCGTTAGGCAATCAACGAGGAGTGGGGAACAAAAGTACACTCGGACAAAAGGCTTCCGCGGAGACGCGCGCAAAAATGTCGGCAAGCCAGAAAAGATGTTGGGCTATCAGAAAGTACTTGACACAGCAGAAAAATTAGATTTATCATCCGCACCGCAATTAGAGTGCATGTAGTCGCACTCCTTCTTGTTGGCCCCGAAAAGGGAACCACCAGCCCCGCAAGGACACGCTGGCCCGAAGTAGGACACGCCGCGTAGCAAGAAGCCAGCCCCGCGCGAGCGATACGGCAATCAACTCAAATTCATTTTGAGAAGGATGCCGTCATGGCGACGAGCACTGATGCTGGCCTCATACCGTTGTACACCACGCAATTTTCGACCGTGCTCGAACTGCTCCTGCAGCAGAAGGGCACGAAGCTTCGCAAGCACGTGCGCGAGGGCTTCCACTTCGGCAAGATGGCCTCGCCCGTGCAACAGATCGGCGCCATCGCGCTCAAGACGCCGTCTGGCCGCTTCGCCCCCAAGAACATGAGCGCCGCGCCGTTCGTTCGGCGCTGGGTGTTCCCGCAAGAGGGCGAAATCGACCAGTTGATCGACAGTTTCGACGAACTCCAGACCATCGTCGATCCGAAGGCGCAGTACGCCGAGACGGCCGCAAACGCGGTCGGTCGCGCCTGGGACGACGCAATCATCGCGCAGGCGACCGGCACCGCGCAGCTCGGCAACGACGCTGCCTCCCTCACCTCGGAGACCTTCTCGACGACCAACTTTCAGATCTCGGCCACCTTCGGCGCCTCCGCGGCGAACGGCCTGACGGTCGCCAAGATAATCGAGGCGAAACGGATATTCGAGCACTTCCACAACGACCTCGAAACGGATCCTCCTTGCCTGGTTATTGGCTCACAGCAGCACGCGGACCTCTTGAACCAGGTCCAGGTGGTGAGCACCGAATTCCGCTCCGTGCCAACGCTTGAGAGCGGCAGGGTGACGAACTTCCTCGGGTTCGCCGTAGAGATTTCGGAGCGCCTGCCGCAGACGACCGTGAGCACGACCCGCGGCGTACTGACCTTCGTGAAATCTGGCGTCTACCTCGGCATCTGGAAGGACATGGTGAACGAGGTGTTCAAGCGGGCTGATCTCTCAAGCAACCCGTGGGACTTGTCCACTCTCGCCATGTTCGGCGCGACCCGCCTGCAACCGGGCAAGGTGCTGCAAATCCTGTGTGCAGATACGTCGGGTGCCGACATAACTCCCTGACTTTATTATGGTTTTTCAGCCAACCTACCTCTACATCAAGCGTCACTCCGTGACCGGTCTGTGCTACTTCGGCAAGACGAATCGTAGCGACCCGATTCGCTATCTTGGGTCCGGACAGCGTTGGTCGGCTCACATCAGGAAGCATGGCAAGCAATTCGTCGAGACGCTGTGGTGCAAACTATTCACCGACAGGGACGAATGCATGCGTGTCGCGCTGACGTTCAGCCGGCAGCAGGACATCGTGAATTCGTCGAAGTGGGCGAATATGGTCCCCGAAGATGGTTTGAGCAATAGCGTCTGGAAAGGGCGCGCTCACTCTGCTGAATCGAAGGCCAAAGTATCTGCGGCCAAGAAGGGCTGTCGCGGCCCGAATAAAGGACAGAAATTTTCCGCCGAATGGCGGGCGAATCTATCCTCGGCTCACATAGGGAAGGCCGCTTGGAATAAAGGAAAGAGCACGGGCACAGCGAATAGCGGAAGTTTCAAGAGCGGGTTTGTCCCTTGGAACAAAGGAACAAAAGGGGTCATGGTCGCTTGGAACAAAGGCACGACTGGTTGTTGGGGCGCGCCGAGAAGCGCGTTTAAACCGGGGAATGTTCCCTGGAATAAAGGACTGCGCGCAGCTTAACGGAGACACATATGAGTGAGAACCTCAAATCCATTCCCGTCACGAACCTGGACGCGACTCCGGTCGTTGTCGCCACCGCGGGCGAAGGAACCTACGGGCTAGGCAAGACCGCCACGGACTTCGTGAATCCGTCCTCGTCGAACGCGCAGTTCTCGACGTACCGCCTGTGCCGCTTCCCGACCAACGCCAAGGTCAAGCACGTATGGTTGTTCCAGTCAGGGATCGACACCACGACCGCGGCTGCGACGCTCGACTTCAACGTGGCGTTCTCCGACAGCACTGTGGATGGCACGCCGGTTGCCCTGCAGAGCACGATTCCTTCGAGCAAGTTCGATGGCACGGCGTTCGCCTTCGTCTCCGGCACCGGCTACTCGACCGCCTACACGAACACCGGGACCGGCAACAAACTGTTCGGTTCGGCCATCGCGGTGCTCACGAACGGTGCTGGCCAGACGGTCGATCTCACGTTCAAGAACACGTTCACGCCGACCATGCGCGACGACGATATGTGGGATGCCCTGGGCTTCACGACCACGCAAGGTGTCGCGGCCGATCCCGGCGGGCAGTTCGATATCTTCGCCGTGATCGCCACTGGCGCCACGACCCCGAAGGCAGGCCAGATCGCCATCGAAGTGGACTTCGTGCTCTGATGGCTACGCAAACGGCTACTGTCCAGCTTGGTTCCAAGTTGCAGTCCGGCGCTCGCAACGTGCAGATCAATAGCGGCAGCGCGCACGTGACTCTTTCGTTCGATGATACACAGGTCAAGACGAAGGGTGATCTGCGAGACGCCTGCAACGCAATGATCGAACATCTGAGTTCCGGCAATCTGAAGTAAGGAGAGTGCCATCGCGTCGAACTTCGTCGGACTTAATCGCGGAAAGCTCGAAGAAGTCCCATCGAGCATCCAGACCGGCAGCGCCACGCAATCGACCGACATCGAGCTGCGCATCGATACCGGCAAGGGCACCACGCGCAAGGATGTAATCCTCGCTCTGCGCGCCATCGAATTCTTCATCGAGAGCAACGGATTCGGGAGTGCGACGAATCTGCCTCCAAGCTAGGCGTGAATGTTCCCGTCTCGCGCGGTCATCTCGAAGTCGGCCAACGTCACGACGAGTTCGACGTGCGCGGCATCGCTTCCCAATGACGGGGCGACCTTCTGGTTCTGCTCAGGATTCGAGATCACGGCTGGCGGCGCCACAGCCGGGTCGGTTATCACGGCAACGCTGACCGGGCTGCTCGGCGGCACGCTCAACTACACGATTGGCGTTCCCACCAGCGCGACCACGATGGCTGCGGCGCTGACAGTAGAATTCCCATCCGCGCTGCCTTCGGTTGACGTGAACACGAACGTCGTGCTGACCCTGCCGCCGACCGGCGCAGGAAGCACAGGAGCATCGGTCAACATCCACGGCTACAAGGGCGCTCGTCAACTGAACGAGTGAGGAAACCATGGCCTACTTCATCGGGATCAACTACGGGCAGCAACCGACGATTTCCAATGATGCCGAGGGCGGATCTGCGCCGACTGCGGACGTGTATGTGGCCATCGGCCAGGGCGGGCAACCGGTGACTGGTTTAAGCCGCGACTCGATCTGCAAGTTGCTTCAGTCAATCGAAAACTACATCCGTTCGGATGACCCGCATGCGGGCGGCGCAAACGTACTCTCGGGGCTGATCCCCTGACGTGTTAGCATAGACGCCGCTCGCGCGTTGCGGCGCGATAGGAGCGACGTATGGGTAGTGGTGTACAATTTTTCCCG